GTCTTGATGTTGATGCCAATACGCCGTATCCGATCCGCTCAAAAGTAACTGGTTAAGGTGATATCGATGTCAGGTGAGAAACCAAGATACCGCGTTCTGCGCCTCTCTCATATCCATAACACTCTGTGGCCGGAGGGGGCAGAAATCGAATACGAAGGTGAGCCTGGTAGCGCACTGGAACCTGTTAACGATGCAGCCAGACAGGCAAAAGCAAAAGTTGCAGGAAAGGTGTCAATGGCAGCAACCAGCACCAAAATCATCAACGATGTGTCAGATGATGGTGAACTGGATAAGCTCCGTGAAGAGTACGAATTGCTCTTTAATGAGAAGCCACACCATAACGCTAAAGCCGAAACGCTCCGCGAGAAGATCGCAGATAAGCGTAAAGAACTGGGCGTGTAAGCCTCGCGAATCCGACAAGGGGCTTCGGCCCCTTTATTGCAGGAGTGTATATGGAACTCGTAAACCTCAAAACCGGCACTGACAGCTACCAGGATGAGAGCGGAGAAACCAGAACTCGCGATGAATACCCATGGGGGCTGTGCATCACTCTTAATAACGACACATTGAATAAGCTGAAGGCGCAACCTAAGGGCGTCGGAACGGAAGTGATGATAACTGCAAAGGCTGTTATTCGAGGCCTGTCTGCCAGAGAAACTGACGATGGTGTTAATCGCAGCGCCGATCTGCAGATCACTGATATGGCGATCGCTCCTGTTTCCGGGGGTGTAGAAAAATCAGCGGCTGAAACTCTGTACGGTAACGGAGGTGAGTGATGGCCTCTGTAGTAGAGATCTGTAATCGTGCGCTGTCCAATATTGGCAACAGTCGCAGCATTAACAGCCTGACGGAAGCCAGCAAGGAAGCGGGGGAATGTTCGCTGCACTTTGAGGCCTGCCGTGATGCTGTTCTTTCTGATTTTGACTGGAACTTTGCTACCAAACGCGTGGCGCTTGCAGATACGAGCAATCCACCGCCTGACTGGGAATATGCGTACCAGTACCCGTCCGATTGTCTGCGCATTACTGAAATTATGCTTCCTGGTGTACGCAATCCAACAGCAGCAATGCGCGTTCAGTACGAAGTTGGTGCAGACACCAACGGAACAGGAAAGTTGATCTACACAGACCAGCCGCAGGCATGGCTCAAGTATGTATCTCGCGTTTCAGATGTGAACATGTTTGATGCCATTTTTATGGAGGCGTTGGCCTGGCGTCTTGCGGCAGCTATTAACATGGCGCTGACTGGGAATGCAGACCTCGGTACGTTTGCCCTCAATATGTACAATCGCGTGATTCTTAGTGCTGGCTCGCATAGCCAGAATGAATCACAGGAACCACAGCCACCGGTTGACGAGTTTACCATTGCGAGGTTGTCCTGATGGCTATCAGTTGGATCCAGCCCAGCTTTGCTGGTGGTGAGATTGGACCGTCGTTGTACGGACGTATCGACATGGCGAAGTACCAGGTGGCATTGCGCAAGTGCGATAACTTTATCGTGCGGCAGTATGGCGGCGTTGAGAATCGACCTGGTACGCGTTTTGTCGGTGCCGCCAAATACCCAAATCGGAAATGCCGCCTGATCCCGTTCCAGTTCTCGACGGTTCAGACCTATGCTCTGGAGTTCGGACACCAGTACATGCGCGTTATCAAAGATGGTGCGTTGGTGCTGAACAGCAGCAATGTTATTTATGAAATTGCCACGCCATATACTGAAGCCGATCTGTTCCGAATTAAATTCACGCAAAGCGCAGACGTGCTTACGCTTGTTCATCCGGCATACCCGCCGAAAGAGTTGCGTCGCTATGCGCATGACAACTGGCAACTGGTTGATGTGGTAACGAAGAACGGGCCATTTGAAGATATCAATATTGACGAGTCAGTGACGGTTTATGCCAGCGCCAGCACCGGGACAATTACGTTAACGGCAAGCGCCTCAATTTTTGGCGCGGAGCAGGTAGGCAAATTGTTCTATCTGGAACAGCCTGCAGTGGATTCAGTACCTGTATGGGAAACCAGTAAGAGTACGTCGATTGGCGATATTCGCCGTGCAGACAGTAACTACTATCGCGCCGTTACAGCAGGCAAAACAGGTACTTTGCGCCCTTCGCATACAGAAGGCACATCATGGGATGGCTGGGGCGGATCCGGTGATGATGATACTGGCATTGAGTGGGAGTATCTGCACAGTGGTTTTGGCATTGCCCGTATCACTGCTGCAAATGGCACTACTGCAACTGCCGAGGTGATTTCCTATATCCCTTCGCAGGTCGTTGGCGAGGATAATGCCAGCTATAAATGGGCTAAATATGCCTGGAACAGTGTTAATGGTTATCCTGGCACTGTTGTTTATTATCAACAGCGTCTTTACTTCGCCGCATCGACTGCGTTCCCTCAGACTATCTGGGCCAGCCGTACTGGGGATTATAAGGATTTTGGCAAAAGCAATCCTACGCAGGATGACGACAGAATTATCTACACCTATGCCGGGCGTCAGGTTAATGAGATCCGTCACCTGATTGATGTTGGTTCGCTGGTGGCGCTGACTTCCGGAGGTGAGTACGTCATCACTGGCGACCAGAACAAAGTGCTTACCCCATCATCATTTGCATTCAGCTCTCAGGGATCAAATGGCTCGAGCAATGTCCCACCAATTGCCGTGGCGAATATTGCTCTGTTCGTCCAGGAGAAAGGCAGTGTTGTCCGTGATCTGGCCTACTCATTCGATGTTGACGGCTATCAGGGGAACGACCTTACTATCCTTGCCAATCATCTTTTTCAGAAGCACAGCATTGTTGACTGGTGCTTCTCAATAGTCCCTTACTCCAGCGCCTTCTGCATCCGTGATGACGGTAAATTACTGGTGATGACCTATTTGCGTGATCAGCAGGTTTTTGCATGGGCACCACAATCCAGTACCGGAAAATATGAAAGCACATGCAGTATCAGCGAAGGCAATGAAGATGCGGTGTATTTCGTCGTTAACCGAACCGTTAACGGGCAAACAGTGAGATACATCGAGCGACTGTCCAGCCGTTTATTTACCAGCGATGAAGATGCTTTCTTTGTTGATTCTGGCCTTAGCTATGATGGAAGAAATACGTCTGACAGAACGATGATCATCACTGGTGGTTCTGGCGAATGGGATTACCGCGCGGAATATACAATCAGTGTTTCTGGTGGTGCGTACTTCACCAGTAGTGATGTCGGCGCGCAACTACAGTTCCCTTATACCGGAACTGATCCTGATACTGGCGATGAGGTGTCAAAAGAATTACGTTGCGACATTATTTCTGTAACCAGCAATACCGCTGTAGTGGTTCGTGCTAACAGGAACGTCCCGCCATCCCTCAGGAATGTGGCCACCACGAACTGGCAGATGGCGCGCCGGACATTTGGAGGCCTGTCTCATCTTGAAGGCCAGACCGTAAACATTCTCTCTGATGCGAACGTGGAACCACAGAAAGTGGTTTCCGGATGTGCCGTCACGCTGGAATCACCGGGGGCTGTAGTGCACATCGGCCTGCCAATAACTGCTGAATTCGAAACACTGGATATCAACATTAACGGACAGGAAACGCTGCTGGACAAAAAACAGGTGATCCCGTCCGTTACTCTGGTTGTGAATGCCAGTCGCGGCATCTGGGCGACTACGCCCGGCGGTAAATGGTACGAATATCCACAGCGTGAATTCGAGTTCTACGATGATCCTGTTGATGATGCTACCGGAAAAGTAGAAGTGAAACTGGACAGTAACTGGGGCAAAAACGGACGTGTAAAAATCCGTCAGCTTGATCCGTTGCCGCTGTCTGTTCTTGCCGTTATTCCTCGCCTTACTGTTGGTGGGTTCTGATGATCGATGTTCAAATTATTCCCGCAACCGAAGAGCATCTTCAGATGATTTTGCCGGATGTTCGTCAGGCTGATATTGACGAACTGTATGCGGTATCACTGATGACTACCGAAGATGCGCTGCGTGTTGGTCTGCGTACTGCGACTATGGCCTGGTCAGGATTTGCGAACGGAGAACTGGTAACCATGTTTGGCGTATCTCCGGCGTCAATGATCGGTGGCAATGGTACGCCCTGGCTGGTAGGAACCAGCCGTATTGAAAAATATCAGAAGACATTTCTTCGCCACTGCCGCCCTGTATTGCAGCAGATGCTGGCAGTTTATCCGCGCCTGGAAAACTACGTCGACGAGCGAAACCATGTTGCCAAAGCATGGCTGCACTGGCTTGGATTCAGGCTTGAAGAAGCCGCGCCTTATGGTGCTCTTGGTCTTAATTTCCACAGATTTCACATGGAGAGAAAATAATGTGCGATCCGGTTATTGCTGGTGGCGCAATGCTCGCCATGAGTGGCATTCAGGCATACACCCAGTACCAACAGGGAAAGTATGCCTCGAAGGTTGCAGAAGCGAACGCAGATATAGCCACAGCTCAGGCAAATGATGCAATAAACAGGGGTAACGCTGAAGCTGAGCAACGGCGCAGAGAGACCCGACAGCGGCTTGGTACACAGGCGGCGACAATGGGGGCTACCGGCGCTGATTTATCTACCGGTAACGCGCTGGATATATTTGGTGACACTGCTCAGTTTGGCGCTCTTGATTCGCTGACGACGGTGAATAACGCGCAACGCGAGGCTTACGGTTATCAGGTTCAGGCTGCCAACTATAAAGCAGAAGCCAGTTCAGCCCGTAAACAGGGGAATGTGGGAGCAGCAACAACATTGCTC